TAAATATAATTTATCTTACACGATAAAGTTAACTTTCAACTTTTAAAAGTTAAGAAATAAACATTGGAGTGAATGTCGTTTGAGTATCAGAGATATCATCAGACTCCATATCATAAAAAATGTTCATCATCCAATTACCCAACACTAAAGCTGAATAAGAGTCTTTTCTAGCTTTATCAGCCCCACTTTGCTTTCGTAAGTTAGGTGGTAAATCAAAACTTTGTGTTCCTTGCACAGAAGTTGTAATTTGTATCAAAGCACATTGGACCTTCATTAAATCCATCATATCTTTTTGATGCTCCACAAAATCAATCATTCTAGCACCTTTACCGCCTTTCTCGTTGGGGTCGTTCCTTATAAACTTTAATTGATCAATAGGAACCCTAGACTTTCTTTGGTTATTATAATCGTCATTCATTGCGGCCCCTGCAAAAAATATCCTTTTGTGATCGAAGGCAGATTGTAAAGATTCGTTAGCTAACCTAATCCATGCCGAAGTCGGCTTTCTAAGAAACACAAATTTCTTTTCTGACTTATTGTATTGATTTTTAAGTCTTCTTAAGTTTTTATCATAGTCTTTAGATTTATCTAGATCAGCTTCTATGACACCAAGATTTAAATTCTTCTTTTTAAATATTTCACTCTCATTACAAGAATTAATAAATTGAACTCCTCCATTGTAGTCACCCACTACAGCAGCTATATTAAAATGGGTCAAGATGTAAGCCATGTATTTAATATGTGTTTTCAAGCTCGACCCAGAAAGCGCATAACTATGAACAACCGTCCCTTTTCTAGTGTCACGATTCAATTTTATCAAAAGCATCGCGAAATCATCTGAACTTTCACTTTCAGACCAAGAGGGGTCAAAAGCTAGGATATACTCATCTTTTGGATTACCCACAACCTCCACACATTGCCCTTCTCCGTCTGGTATGGTGCAAGCTGCCATCTTACTGACCTTAAAGTATCCAGAGCTATCATCTGTGAATATAGCGCCAAACTCCCTATCAAACTGGGAGTCACTCATGGTAGATTTCGATTGATTTATTAAACTCTGATCATACAACTGTTCAGGAGCGCAATCATAACTAAAATGCATAATTGTCCTGTGTGCTCCATCTTGTTTATTTTCATTTAAGATAAGAGCTTCATATTGCTGATAGATTTTATACAAATATTCAAATTTATAAGAAGCCGAGGACAAACCAATAATTTTGTTATTAGGCCATATCTTTCTGTCTTCTTCTTTCATTTTGCCCTGCTCGATCATCTGGGTTTCTAAATCATAAACTTCTTGACGTTCTGTAGGGTTTTCCACAACAGATAGGAACGGTATGATAACCTCATTGTAAATTTTTTCAGGCATCAACAATAACTCATCAATAATCATTCTTTGAAATCGGAAACCCCTTAACTTCTCTCCGTCTCCCAAAGGGAGCGCTCTTATACTACTTCTGCCGATCTCCATGACCCACTCATCATTCATCTTAGATGTTCTAGTTATGCATTGAGAAAAGAAAGCAGCTTTTGGACTTTTCGCTATATCTTCAATCTTTTTAAAAATCATTTTAGATTGCCTAAAAGACTTAGACAAAATACCTATCTGCACCCCCTGATTTAGAATAGCGTCTAATAACGCGAAAATGCCCGTAGAAAAGCTTTTGGACATTCCACGACTCCATATCCCCAAAAAGTAGTCAGACTCCATCATGGCCTTAATAGCCATATGCTGGAAGGGGAACAATTTAACCCCTGTAAACAATTCGCAAGCAAAAGAGGGATTTTCCCTCAAGAACTTATAAAGTAAAACTTTAGCTTCAGTTTCCTCTATAAACCCTTCTTTTTCGAGAATATCTTTGTTTATATCCTTGTACTGTCGGTGTAGTTTCTGTTTTCCTGTTTCCCAAGCCATCTTTTTTTAATTGTTTGTCCCAAAAATACTGAAGGTCCACAGCCCAGAGCTTCGTGCCTAAAACAAGAATTTTAGGAATCAGTTCTTCGCTTTTTTCTCTAGACCCACTAAACACAAATTGACAGCAGTCTGTATACTCTGCCTGTATTTCACGCATTCTATGATAAACATAATCTAATTTAAATTTTTTGTATGCCCGTTTATTCACAGCCCACATTTGGTCGAAAGCTGTTTCTATCACCACAAACAAGTAACAACCCGTAGATCTGCACCTATCTAATTCTTTTAGGAACCGATTATATCCATTTGTTACAGTAGAACAAAAATCCTGGTAAGACTTCCTATCCACGAATGTATAGTCATATAACTTGCCCCCCACCGCATAATCTCCGACATCCAGCTTCAACAACTTAGAATTGATAAAATGCAGGGGCTTCTGCTCTCTGGTATCTATCAGTATAGGTGTATCTGAATAATCTTTGTAAAATTGCTTTGGCAGAGATTCAGAAAGCATAGGCTTCATGTCTAACTGCTTACATGTCTCTTTGTAGCTGCCGAAGATCTGTTTGCACAGATCTATGTCTGGAAGATTACTAGTAAGTAGGTAAGTGGACGGGGGTCCAGACGAAACTCCTTTGGAAAGGAATTTTTTGTCCAAAGTCGCTATAATAAAATCTTTAACTTCCTCCTTGGGCGACTGAAGACACCATTTTTTCATATTTCTTTTGTTTATGAAATCTGTGGAAAAATACTGTTTATAATTTTTAAAAGGTATTAGATCGCCAGTTAATTTATCTTTTCTCTGATAGTTTTCTACATAGTAATCTCCAAGCAGTTTACTGTGCTTTCTTAAGTGAGAATGCAGCCCCTTCAAGGAATCAAATGAATCCCCACACTCTTTGCATTTAAATGACATCTTGCTGGCTAATTCCTAATACTCTTGCTTTCCACTCTGCCATACCCTCTAATCTTTCAGCTTCCTGCTTTACAGCTTGCTTTTGCATTTCTGCAATTCTTATCATTGTCTCTCTTTCTTCCTCTTCTTGGAAAAGCTGCACTATAGATAGAAATGAAGCGTTCTCTTTGTTTAATTTTTTCATCCTCTCGCTTCTGTCGCCTTGAAGCTTTTTAGTCAGGTTTTCAATACGAGTTTCGCATTGATGATACTCTGAACTCTTAGCTTTGATAATTTCTGCAAGTCTAATAGACATTTCTTGTTGTTCATCTGCCTCATCGAACATACTGTTGAGCTTATTCAAGTGGGCGCTGATAACTTCAAGATTTATTACCTCTTTGCATACATTTAAGTATAGATTAATTTCATCTGCTGTTAAATCTGGCTTATCCCAAGTTAGCCGCACAAACTCATGCTCAAACAACACTCTGTCCTCCTGATTTAAATAATTATTAATTATTTTTAAAAATCTTGAGTTAGACAGGTTGACTCCAAGTTTTTCTACGCAAATTTGCTTTTGCCTGTTAAGTTTCGATTCATCTAAGCCTAAACCTGTAGCATCATTGATTTTTTTGATGATTCGTGACGGAGACCTCGGTGCAATGTATGAATTAAGAGCGCCTGAATCTTGAGACGGTAAAATGTCAGGATTGACTTCTCTAATTTGAGAAAGAACCGCTCTTTGTTCATTACTCAACGGTCTAACAGATCTAGATGGAAAAACTATCTTAGCTATCTCTAAAGAGGACAATCCCTCTTCTGCTTGTTGAATTATAAATTCTTTTTGTTCTTTTGTAAATTCTATAGTTTCCGTAGGTATTCTACCTGTTGTTCTAAAATTTATAGAATTCTCTACCAAAAACTTTCTAACAGCTCTACCCTCCTTAGATCTTCCGTCTAAAGAGTCATCTTCAAAACATTGTTTTGTTAAATCGATTAAGTTAGGGATCTTTGATGCATTTTCCCTCAAAAAATCTTGCTGTTCTTTAGTCAGATCCATCTCCTATAATATCTTGGTCCCTAAGTATTTCCATAGCTACCTGTAGGAACTTCTTTTTTAAATTTTTTACTTGTCTATAGCCAAGTTTCCTTTTTTGAGCAGAAATTTTGTAACCCATAAATTTAGCTACGTCTTCTTCGCTACTTTTATCAAAATACAACATTCTATACGCAGTATAATGAATATTACTTAAACGAATTTTCATTTGCCCGTTTAACTTCTCTAAAGATAAAGTAAAATCAAAATCTATGTATTCTTTACTTTTTACCTCTTTAACAAAATCTTCAGTGGAGAGTGGTAACTTAACTTCTAAAGCTGATTTTTTTGTTTTTTCCCATTTTTGACATATGGGACAGGTAGAAGAATCGTGATCAGGCAATTGGTAATCAGGACAAGGGTTTACATAGTTGCCGTAATGATTTCTTATAAGATTTCTAATTTGATTGGATATTATCCTACCAATCCAAGGCTCAAGAGGTCTTTCTTGATCCCACATATGCCACTTCTTAGAAATGTGCAATTTTATGATTTGCTGAACATCATCGAAGTCAAACCATTTTACAGCATTAAGTCTCCACTTGTATTGCTGCTTTTTTATCGCTGCGTCAATTACTTCAGAAAAGTCTTC